ATTTTTATGATCCAAAATTAAAGGATACTCTACCATATTATGATAGATTCCCTTTGGTGTTTCCATTTAGGGCAGTTGAGGGTGGGTTTTTGGGATTAAATATGCATTATCTACCATATCAATTACGTGTTAGACTTTTAGATAGATTGATGATATTTAAAAGTAACGATAAAATGGATGAAACGACAAGAATTAAATATTCTTGGGCACTTATAGATGGGGTATCTCGTTTTAATGGAGCTATCCCATGCGTTAAACATTACTTACTAGACCATGTTAGATCACCATTTAAAGAAATACCTGCAAACGATTGGGCTACTGCAATGTTGCTACCAGTCGAAAGGTTTATGGGGTCTTCTAAAGATGCAGTCTGGGCAGATTCAATTAGAAAAATGGGCTAAACATGTCTGAACCAAAAAATGGCACTATAAAGAATTTTATCTCTCTCGTTAAAACTGAAGGTTTAATGAGATCTTCGAGATATACAGTTTCGATGAGTGTACCGAGAAGTATTAAGTATCAGGTTAATCTGAGAAAAATTCTTTTGTTCTGTTCTGATATAACTATTCCAGGTGTAACTATAGCAACTAACCAAATTAGAACACATGGTGAGGTTTTAGAAGCACCAAATGAGAAGATATATGATAACGCTAACTTATCATTTTATGTAGACAACAATATGCAAGTTAAAGATTTCTTTGACGAGTGGGTTGCTAGAATTCAACATCCAAAAACCAGAAATTTTTATTATTATGACGATTATACAACAGATATTAAAATTGAATTAGAAGATACCAAAAATAGAAAACGCTATCAAGTTACAATGTATGAATGTTACCCAAAAAATATTGGGCAAGTTCAGATCGGTTACGATCAAAAAGAAGTTATGAAATTACAAGTTTCTATGAATTACAAATTTTGGACTTCTGAGGTATTTGACGCACCACTGGAAACCAAAGAATCTCCTTGGGCACGTTTCTTAAAAATGCCAACGATTAATGGAAAAGAACTAACTAGCCAGCCTAGCGTACCTCAACAATATACTTCAAATTTTAATGGGTTCCAACAAGATTACAATCAAGTGACTTTTGATGGTCGAGGATAAATAAAGGATTATTATGAAAATTGATGATAAACTGTCAGAAGTATTTGATACAGTTAAAATTGAAAAGAAAACTGAAATCGAAGTACTAGATTCTACTGGAACTGCTATAAGTCCAGTAAATGAAAAGATTGAAGATGACTATACTGTCGCCAGAAACAATCTTCGTGTATTATTGCAACAAGGACAAGTAGCATTAACAGATGCTTTGGAAGTTGCGAAACAATCTGAACATCCACGTGCTTTCGAAGTTGTGGGTAACTTGATGAAACAATTAGCTGATGTAAACCAACAATTAATGGACTTACATCAACAGAAACAAAAACTTGACGCACCTGGTAAAGCTGAAGCAGCGAAACAGGTGACTAATAATAATGCTATCTTTGTTGGTAGCACTGCTGAGTTGAATAAACTTATTAAGAATATGACTAAAGGAGAGTGACCATGGCATTACCAATGAGTAATACACCAACGTATACGTTGGTTATCCCATCTACTGGGAAAGAAGTGAAATATAGACCATTTTTGGTTCGTGAAGAAAAAGCATTAATGATGGCACAACAGAGCGAAGACCCAATCGTAATGGTCAATACGCTTAAAGATGTTATTAAGTCTTGTGTAGTCGGTGATTTTAATGCTGAAGACATAGCAACATTTGATTTGGAATATATTTTCACTCAGTTGCGTGCAAAGTCTGTTGGGGAAACTATAGATTTGATTTTCCCATGCGATGTATGCGAAGATGAGAAAGCCAGAGTTCAAATCTCTTTTGATATTACTAAATTGCAGGTAGAGAAATCTCCAGACCATCAAAATAAGATTCACTTATTCGGTGACGTTGGTGTAGTGATGAAATATCCTACCATGCAAGTATTAAACAAATTACAAAACCTTGATACAAACAATCTTGACGATTTATTCAAAATTGTTGCGGAATGTATTGATTACATTTATCAAGGTGACGAATTATTTTATGGGAAAGAACAATCTCAACAAGAATTGTTGGAATTTATTAATAACTTATCTTCTGAGCAGTTCTCCAAAGTTCAAAAGTTCTTTGAAACCATGCCGAGATTGAAACAGGAAGTTCATTATAACTGTCCTGTATGTAGTCGTGAGCACCATAAAGTTTTGGAGGGACTCCAAAGTTTTTTTTAATAAACCTTTGTCATGATAGTTTGTTCAATTATTATAAAATGAATTTCGCTTTGATGCAGTACCACAAATACTCACTAACGGAACTTGAGGATATGATTCCGTTTGAAAGAGAAGTGTATGTCGCTATGCTAATTAAACATTTAGAAGAAGAAAAACAACGATTAGAAGCACAGAAGAAAAGGTAAAGTATGGCTAAACCACCGATGGTTGTTCACGTTCAATCGAGCGATTTTAAGAAATTGTTGGAAGTTCAACAGTTATCGTTGGAACACATGCAATCAATCAGAACACTCTTTGAATCTGGTACAGTTTCTAAGCACGAAGAAGAAACATTAAAAGTTCAGAAGAAACAACTTGAACAACAAGAAGAACTTGTTGAAGTCAATAAAGTTTCTGCAGAAGAACTGAAAAGAATTAAAGGTGAAGAATCTGAAGCAGTTGCAAATATAGCACAGACTATCAAAACCTTCGATTCAATTAAAGATAAATTCGCTAACTTCGGAAAAAGTATTGGTGACAAAGTTGGTTCTGTGAGAGCAACAGGAACGACTGCACTTAAAGCAATTAATGTAGGTGGGGTTTTTGATAAGAAAATTGCTTCAAGAGAATTCGCTGACCAGCAAAAGAAACTAGGAAGCGAAAAGTCATATAAAGAATTGGGACAAGATTTCGAAGAACGAAATAAAACAGCAAAGAGTATCAAATCAAACGAAGCTGAGTTAGAGAAGTTTAAAAAAGATACTGGTTTAAATGATAAACAAATAGCTGGTACGAAAGAAGGACAGCGTTTATTATCTAAACGTGAATCGCTATCTGATGCGTTCGCTAAAACAGATTTACGTGCCAATTTGGTGGCAAAACCACAACCTGCTGAGGCTGTTCAACAAACTAATAAAGAACAAAACGATGCAGTAAATGTTTCTGAAGAAGAAATGGAATCTGCACGTCGTGAAGAAGCCCAAACTAATTTATTAGCCAAAATTGAGAAGAACACTTCTTCTATGGGTGGTGATAAATTAAAAGCAGCTGCGCCAGCTGGTGGTGAGGGTGGTGGGGGAATATTGGGTGCACTTGGTTTAGGATTTAAAGCACTAGGTTCTGGACTGGCTTCACTTGGTGGAGGTATTGGTAAAGGTATTAAGGGAATATTAATAGGTATTGCTCAGGGTGTTAAAGCATTGGCAAACCCTCAAGTATTATTAGGTTTAGGTGCTGCAGTTCTAGCGTTTATGGGTATTGGTAAAGCACTTGAGTACGCTGCACCATTTATGGAAGCATTCGCTCCTGTTCTAATTAAAGTTGCTGATGTTATTCAAAACGTATTCGTGGCAGCTATCGAAAAGATTCCTGAAATCATCCGTGCTGTTGGCGATGTAGTTATGGGTATTGTTGGAGCCATATCTGACGCAATCATTGGAACTATAGACGCAATTACAGGTTCTATTGAAAGACTTGCTAAAGTAGATGGTATGAATCTGTTACAAGTCGGCGCAGGTCTTCTTGCGGTATCAGGTGGTTTAGCTGCTTTCGGTGCAGCTAATGCTGTTGCTGGTGTGGGTAATTTAGTTGGTGGATTCTTATCAAAGATCTCTGGACAGAAATCTCCTGTTGAACAAATTATTGCTCTCGGCGAAAGTGGAGTGAATATTGAAAAAGCTGGTATAGGTGTAGAGAAATTGGGTGTTGGTTTAACAGCGTTCTCTAAGATAGACCCAGATAAAATTAAAGCCATTGCAGCTTTACCAACAGAAAAGATTGCAGCGATGGGTGCTGCCATGGGACAAGCGAATGTTGTAACAACACAATCTGCAGCCAATGATGGTGCCAGAACAGCAGCAACTGCTGGCGCAGGTGGCGGAGGAAATACTGTTGTCGCTCCAGTAACGAACAACAAGACAACTCAGAATACAGTGGTTCAGTTGCCAGTTCGTAATCAAGACCAAACAATGAATCGTTATATTAGATCTAGATTCGCAACATAAAAAAAGGGAGCCGAAGCTCCCTTTTCTTTTCTACTCTAAAGATTAATCTTCTTTAGCAATCTTCTCGAAGTAAGACATTACATCTTCATCGTCGTCACTAGCTGACGCAATGGATGGTGCAGGTTTACTTGCGATCTTTGGTGCAGCAGCAACTGGACGATCTTCTTCTTCAGAAAGTTCAGCTGCAGATTTACCTGCAAAAGAATCACCAGACAAAACTTCTTCCAGTTTCTTTTTCAACTCATCATAAGACTTGAAGTTCTTACGATCGAGAAACTCTGCCAATTTAAATTGAGAATTGGCAACCTTAAGAATTGCTTCATCATCAGATGAGATTGCAGATGGTTCAGCGAAAGCAGATTCATCATAGTTAGTGAAGCCATCTTTCTTACGCATACGAAGTTTAAAGTTCGCACCTTCCCAGAAGTCAAATACGTTTACTGGTTGCTCATCTTCGAAAGTAGGACGTGCTTTGTCCATAATCTTATCAAAGATTTTCTTACCGAACTTAAACAAGAATACTTTACCCTCATTCTCAGGATGCTTAGGATCAGACACAACAAGAATGTTAGCGATAAAACTTAGTTTACGCTTTTGTGCTTGAGCAATTTTCTTGTTTGCATCAGAACCACTGTTCCAAAGTTTGGTGTTCAATTCACCAACAGGGTCATTCTCACCAAGAGTAGTGAGTGAATTTTCAATATACCATTTCCCAGTTGGACCTTGGAATCCATGAGAAAAGATACGAACCCAAGGTAGCTCGTCACCTTCTACACGTGGTAGAAAGCGAATAGTGGCTGTACCATTACCTGCTTTATCACCTTCTAGTTTCCAGAAGCGATCATCAGCATATGATTTAGTTTGGGTTTGGGGATTTGCGATTTTCTCGAACTCTCCAGCGATTTTGCCGAAGTCAGAATTGCGCATTTTGCGAAGTGCTTGAATGTCCATTTTATTACCTTTCGTATTTACGGAGTATCGTCGTTTGTATTAGTATTATGTTGTATAAAAATCTCATCATGAATTTCAAGTGTATCCTCGAAAGGATCATCATAATCTTCTTCAACATAACTATTTAGCGTTTTCATACCTCCACTCTTTTTATTATTAGAATGTTTAGCATGTTTACCAGATCGCTTACTGGCTTGTTCATCATCGAATTTCTTCGAATGATTATTCCAAGTCTTGCCCATTTTATAACTCTTTAACTTCTTCCAAGAAACTATTAAAAACTTTTTGAATTTTAATCTTATCGTATTTCACGAAACCTTTAGATTTTTCAATTCTACGTATATCATTTTCCCAAAGTAATATCATTGATGAGTTAGTTTTCCAAGTATCAATCATCGGATGAAAGTCATCAATAATTCTGACAGTTTCAAGTGTTATCTGATTACCAAGGAATAATTTAAGTATACTACAATAACCTTTATTTGTCAAGTTAAAAATAGAATCTTCTTTAAATTTATTCTTGCAAGCATCCAATAAAATTCTATTGCAATCGTCAGAAAAGATTTTAGTGATACTTTGCTTTCTGCGATTCCACTCAATCAAATTACCTTCTGCTTCTTCCATAGAATAAACTGCGGTATCACTACCATAGGCAAAGGTAGCCACATAATATTGTATCAAATCCTTATCAACAGGATATTTCCTTGCAAGTTTCTCGAACATTAAACGATCGTTCCTTGCATTAAATGCATCACGTGTTCCCTTTAGGTTACCACGATTTTTAAATACATCGAAATTATCTTTTGTGAAATGGAGTTTGACAGCTATGTA